GTGGTCCGCAAAACATTCGACGTGGACTGCGAACGCGCGACAGCCTTGACGTACAACTTGGCAGCGACATGCGCGGGGATCATCTTGGGATCGGTGTTTTCGTCGCCAACGCACGGCGCCGCCGTGGCCATGGCGCCGAGCTCGGTCGCCTACATCACGTACAGCGTGCTATCGTGGCTCTCAACACCGACGTGGGGTCTTTCGTCGAGTGATCATTTTTTTGGGTCCGGATCGGGTTCTATGTATTCAATGGTCATCAGCTACTACAATATGGACACCATGGGCTGGAATACCATATACCATTTTTATTTAGTACAATCTGGGAGAGCTCACGGCGTGGTATTTGTTGTTCAAATCGTCAGTCCGATTTACCACGCGGTACTCGCCGCCGCTCAGACTGGATCTCTATCGAACGAAGACGCAATGAATTGCAAAATTATGAGCGTGACCGTAGTCTGTATGACATTCATCGACATGGATCGGATAAGCTACGAAAGCTCGGGATTCCAATTCCCGCGTTGGACACCGTCTCTGGTCGCACACGCCGCATATCTTTTGCCTATGTACTTGTTCGACCCAGTGCGTGCCATGTTCGACTTTGTGAAGAGCGACGGAAGCAGAGGGCGCCTCGGTCTTTATAAAGAATCGACGAGACACTCTATGAGCTGGCTAGTAGCGCACATGACGTGTGAATTCATTTACATGGCCTCGAACTCCTTAGATGAAGACACAGCCATCGACACGGCGGAACTGATAAAACAAGCGTGTAAACTCGGGTGCATAATCAGGACGGCAATTTTCCTGTTTCAGTGCGAACTCCAAGCAGGCATCGTTCCACGGTCGATGGGATACGCGATCGCGTGCTTCACGCACGCGGCCGTCAAGGTTTGGACACTAACCGCCACCTATTATTCTATAAGCAGACTTGATACATCGCATCTTTTGTATGTAAGTCTTCTGTACACTTTCGTCGTTTTACGAATGGCCCCGCTTTGTCGAGATTAGATGCTTTCCATATTTTGTTTGTTTTACATCGCGATATTGTACTACTCCAAGATTCAAGATCATAAAGTTTTTGTTTTTTAAGTGCTCCCACGTGGAGAAGTAGATGAGTTTTTTTGTATTTGCATATAAAAATGCAGTCAATCAGGATGCACATTCACGATGAGACGACCACGGACGACCTCGACCGGTACTTTAGACGCGCGTGGCGTGTGGCGTATACCTCGGGTTCGCGCGTACGTTTCGAAATCGATGCATCCGACATTCGCCCTAGTTTTTCTAAAATCTTATCCATAAAACGCATCCTGGACGAGCACAGAGAAAACTCCAGAGCGTTCCTGGATTCGTCGACGGTTTACGTCAACTCGCGCATCGTCCGACGCGTGCTAGGAGCGGCGCTCGCGTTCATCCGTACAGAAAGACCCGTGCGTATACGCGTCAAAAAATATCAGGTACCATGGTAGATGAGCGGTGAAGCTGCTCGCACTTCACTCAGTGCCATCGGTGCACAAGAGCCCGGACTACTTTCGAAGTACCCGACACAATCTGATTTTTTCCCGAGGGTCGCGCCGCAGCACAGCGAGTTTAGAAAGTTTCACAGGGTCACGAACGTCAAGCCCCGAGACCAGACGCCAGGATGGCCTTTCGGTCAGAGATCCATCAAGGTCACGTTCGACACGCGAAACATGGGAGACCTACTCAGCAACATGTGGGTCCACATGCAGTTACCCGCGCTTGAAGATGGGGCGAACTATGCCGATCAGGTTGGTCGACACATCTTTAAAAGCGTCAGGATTTCGGCAGACGAGACCGAGCTCGAGACGTTTTACGACGATTGGGGAGTTATCTGGGATGAGCTGTACCTGGAGACCTCCGAGAAAGTAGCGAACCGATTTTTGGTCAACCGCACACTCGCATTCGATGCATCGGAAACAAACCCTTCTGACGCGAATTACAAGGCGGATCTCATGATCCCGCTGCATTTCTTCTTTAGTCGAAAGTACGTATCGGACGAGTACGACACAAACGAAGTTAAACGACCGTACCTACCGACATGCGCCATGTATAAGCAGAAACTCATCGTGGAGTTTGAGGTACACAGACAGGAGTTCTTCGCGAACACGTCCACGCAACTGGCACTCTCATCTTTCGACGTCGTCACGGAAGAAATCACAGTTCGACCCGAAGAGAGACTTTATCTCCTTCGAAAGAAACAGTTGCTCGTCACCGACGTCGCGAAAAAACACCCCGAGCTAGACATCGAGGCAAACTCTGAGCGAACGCTGAAACTGGATTTGGTCCCAAACATCCCCGTGAAATGCTTTCACTGGTTTTTCAGGGACAAGCGATTCGAGAACGATTCAATCATTGGCGAACCCGGTGAGACTGAAGATGGCGAGCTGTACGTACACAATCGTTTCAATTTCAGCAGGGATACCGACTTTGATGAACTAAACACGTTTTTCTCACCCGTCTTAAGCTCGGCGCGTTTTCACATCAACGGGAATCCCATACCAAACATCACAAGTGCGTCTCATTCATTTTACAAGTACCTCATCCCTTACCAGCGGCGCCTGTCGAGGCCGATACGAAACATTTACACGTACGCGTTTGCGATCGCCCCGAAATCCGTGAACCCATCCGGGGCACTCGATTTTACGATGCTCAAGAGTGACCGGACGAACATTGAGGTCACACTATCAGACGCGGCTCAGAATTCTTACACGATGCACATGTATTACACTGGCTACCAAACTTTTGTGATAGAAGACGGTAAAATCAGGGACGCGTCAGTTGACTCGCTTGAATAAATGTTTGTTCTCGCGCATGAAATCGATAATGCCTTTCGCGATGCACCACTTCAAAAAGTTGAGCTGTGCGAGCGTCGTCTTCACGCTGTGACCCGAATTCGGCACGTCGTAAGTTATCTTCGACGCGCGACAGAACGGGTCAAACAAGCGTTTGCTGTAACCGTCGAGCGAGGACTTGTACGATGTGTGCACTGTAAATATTTTACCATCTTTGCTCATGTACGATGTGTGGTTCTTCTTGCTGTAATTCGTGATGAACCACTCGATGTTTCTGAGTGATATACCAGAGTCACCGCGCTTCTCTAGTATATCAATCAAGACGTCTCCGTGCTCTCTCGTGGAATAAAATTCATCGATTGATTTTCGAAGTAAATCGTTTCTACTCATTTCATTTATCTAGTGTTACAAACGTTCAATTCTCTAAGCTCGTCCTCGTCTTCGTCGTACACGGGGACGTCCACCGTGGTCGACTGGGGGCTGGTGAGTGCATCAAACCGTGGATGTTGCGATATGTGTAGTCGACAAAACCCTGTATCTTTGTGCGCTAGATTGCAGCACCGCTTGCCTTTTTTATTCTTCCCAATGCACATCGGGGTCAACTCGACGCACTCACCTTTCGCCATGTCCCTTATGAACTCTCCCAGTTCGGACGAGTGGTGGTATCCCATTTTTGGCAACGCGTTTAGTATTTGCGTGAGGCACTCCTGCAATCTAACTTTTGCATATTCTTCTACGATTTCTGATATGCTCGCTTTTAGAGATTCACTGCTCGGCATTTTTATTCATATTGGCGAAAGCTCTAAATACGTCATCGATCCTTTGTTGACCTTTCGGGGGATCGCTTGACTTTTTCTTTGTTTTTTTCGGTGGTTTATGAGCCTCGATGATCTCACCGAATATCTCCTGTTTAGGAGAATCCACGAGGGGCTCGAGTAGATCACACACGGGTCGAAGAAACTTGTTCAGGAAGTAGTAGTGGTAATCGACGCTTATGCCGTTTTCTTTCACGTACACGGGGTCCTCGGATTTTTCATACGCCTTCGCCCTCGGATCACCGGTGTTGATGAGAATGTAAGGCACGCGATCGCCAGACTGTGGCTCCGATCCAGGCTTGCGCTCACGCATTCTGTCGCGGCATTTCACGTGGGCGAGATTTGGGTTCTTATAACTGTCACCGAGCTGCGCGCTCAGGATCAAGTCTTCGTTCGGCACGTCACCGGTCAACAACTCGATGGCGCGTTGTCGCGCGAGCTTGATCGGGGTATCCGTGTCTTTGGACTCGAGAATGACGTCGAGCAGTTCTTTTAGGACCCCTCGGACGTGTTTGGTATTGTCTCGACGCACGAGAGAGAGTCCCTTCACGTCGATGTACTTGAATTCAACCTTTCCGGATTTACCCATCTCCCAGAGCTTCGCAGCATAGCGCTTCTTTGAATACAGGAAATACGGCATGTACACCTTTTCGAGCTCCAAATCGTTCGGTTTCTTGAAAAGCGCCGTGCACTCGGCCGCCGCGCGCTCACCGAGTTCCCAGCTGTAATCGATCGCCTCCTGTCCGGTGCGACCATGTACGTCGAATTCCACCATGACGCTATCGGTATCTGTAATAAGCTAGTTAGTTCAAGCCGCGCCGATGTTCAAACGTGAAAACTCACCTCCGTAGCGAACCTTTGCACCGGGAAAATTTGCCTCGACGTAATTTTTCGTCTCTTCAATCATGGAACGACCCTTTCGCGTCGTCGTCGATGCGATTTCCATGAGTGGGAGTATACCTTTCGATGCACCGGTGAAACCATACATGCTGTTCATGGAGATTTTGTAAGCTAACTGTTTACCGTTATATACCTCCTTCATGGACGCAGACATCGCGTTCGCCATGTCTTTTTTAGCCTGTTTCCTGAAAGATTTCAGGTCATTGAGAATCTCGGGGAGAACGCTGGGAACGTTCTGTGCGAATCGGTGTTCACCGAACTGCTCGTACTCCACGCCCGGAATGTTGGCATATTTTGGGTCCATGACGAGAGTACTGTAGCATAAATTATGCGCCATCATGATGCTCGGGTACAAAGACGCGAAATCAAGAGCGGTTATCGGCGTGTAATACGCACCCTTCTGTGCCTCGAGCACCGTAGCACCCTCGTAGCCCTGCTCTGGTTGACTTCCGTACTCGAGTGCCGGTACCCTGAAACCGGATTCCATGGCCTTCTTTGTGAGCTGCGAGAAGACTTTGATTTGCTGTCCACGTTCTACGAGGAAACAAAGGGGTACCCAGGTAGCTTTTGCCATCTCAAGAAGGTTCAGGAGCGTACACAGCTTCTTAAGTAGACGATGTGGAAGAAGGGTATCCTTCACGCAGTATTCAGCAACTTCCCTTAGTTTGACCGGGTCCCCTTCCTGAAACCGTTTGAACATCTCTTTCGGCGGCATGTCAATCTTCTGGTCCCCGAGGTAGAGTTTGGACACGTTATCAAGTTTGTATGAATCGAGTTTGTACCCTTTCTTGACCTCCCCGAAAAGATCAAACACAAAGCGCCCGGGCATAGGGATGAGTTTTAGCGTGTTGTCCCCAAGCGCAGACGAACTCAGTTTCTTCTCAGTCATCAGACACTGATGGTTTTTGAAGCGCCCGAGCTGCATGGCGTCCCATAAACATCTTCTGTACTGCGCGCGTCGGTATAAGTACTCCAAGTCAAAACCAAAAATGTTCCAACCAGTGAGCACGTCCACGGAACTCGTCCGGACGTACTCCGTCCACGCCAACAACATGTCTTTCTCGGTATCATAGCTGAGAATGCGCGTGCCGTCCGAAAGGTTAGGGTCTGTCTGTTTATAACAGAAACAGACCTTGTCGTACGGCTCGTCTTCACCGAAGCGACAGAGCGACGCGCCTATTTGAAAACACGCGTCGCCCGGGATCGTTGCGTCCGGAAATTTACCCGTCGATGAATTCGTCTCGATATCGAATGAACAAACGACAAACGGGGCGATGTCATCTCTCGCGACGGGTTTTAATTTCGTCCAGTCCTTGCAGAACAGGTCGATATCGACGTGTGCGATATTGTTCTTCACGCACGACTTACACGTGTCGAGCCATCCCGTGCTCTGTATACCGGTTTCGTGCATCAATCTAAGCACGGGATCGATGTTTGACTCGTAGACGCAAAGTTTCTTCGTACCACGCGAGAGCGCTATTGGTTTCTTCAGGAGCCAATTCGCACGTCTGCGCATGGCCAGATTGATAAAGTCGAGGCGTAAAAAGTTTTGTTCCTCGTTATTCGTGAATCCCCATATATCCTTCGCCCGCGTGATAGAACAGCCCACTAGGGCACCAGGACATGCATCGTCAATTGCAGCGTAGATCTGACGACCCACGTTCATGTCTGACTGCCCAAGTCGGACGAAAAAATAGGGCAGCACCGCCGTCGTGACGCACACGGACTCGCCATCGGCCGTCTTTCCGAATATAGACACCAGGTGATGGGCGTCGCTATCACCGTCGACGATCCGCGCGTCGTCGCGAGCCTCCCAGGTGAGCGCTTGGAAAACTACCATGTCGTTTTGTGAGGTATCGTTCCATTTTTTTATATTGATATTAGATATACGAAATGTCAGGATTGGTTGAACTGGTTTCAAGAGGTGAGCAAGATCGCCACCTAAATGCATCGCCCGAGATTTCGTTTTGGAGGCAAAATTACAAGAGATACACGAACTTTTCCATCAAGCCAGAGCGTCTCGACTTCATCGGGACGTTTGGTGCGAACCAGGAGGTCACGATCCCGATTCGAACCAAGGGTGACCTTCTCAGCTACGTGTGGATCGAGTACCCAGAAGTTGGTTCGGCTCGCGCAAACACCAAGGGCTTGCACTCACGCGACGCAAACCCGACAGAATTCAGCCTTTGGATTGGCGGGCAAAAGGTGGTCGAAATGGATTCTCTCTTCGTCCAAGGCGTGAACAACGTCCTCTACAGAGGCGCCGACAGTACGTGCGCGGTCACGACGAACGATGTCCTCGAGAACGCCAAGGGCACGAATAACAACGCCGATCACTACATCATCCCGTTCTTCTTCAGCAAGGAATGGACAAAGTGTTTGCCACTCATCGCGATGCAATACTCGGATGTCGAAATCCGAGTCAAGTGTCGCCCCGGTCTCAATGTGGGCACGGGTGTCACCCCGAAGGTGTATGCAAACTTTGTTTACCTCGACGTCGATGAACGCGAGTTCTTCGCTAAGACCGAGCACGAATTGCTTATCACCCAGGTCCAGCACCAACCCGCCGAAAAGACGGATCGAGAGTACGATCTCACTTACTTCAACCACCCATGCATGGCCTTCCATATATGCTCAGGTGAATCGAACGGTTTGCTTTGGAGCAGCGAGTGGAGTTTCGACTCCGCGACGATGTACGTCAACGGCATCCCTCTGTTTGAGAACATGTCAAAAGTGTACCACCACACGGTCGTCGCGGAAAAGCACACGAGTGGGCTGCCGACCGCGGCGCTCGACGGTGTTCCAGTATACACGTGGCCGGCGGCACTGAACTTGGACAAGTCGCAACCGAGCGGTTCACTCAACATGAGCCGAGTCGACACGGCTAAGATTGTCCTCCAAAACCCGACGTCCGGCGCGGGTAACTCGAGCATTCAGAGATTGTACGCGGTGAACTGGAACATTCTTCGCATCAAAAACGGCCTTGCGGGCGTGGCATACGGAAACTAGATTGAAATAAGGTAGTAAAAGGATCTCGGCAGATTTATTATGTTGCTTTAACATAATAAATATGGGCATGTCCGGAATAGCCGTGCTACTGGCGTGTTGCGCCTGCAGTTGCTCGTCATCAGCAGGCAGCGCTTACGTCGCTGGATTTATCCCAGGCACGAAGTCGTATTTCAAGAAGAGGTTCAAGATTGATAGGTTGCGCGAGGCGACAGAGAATTTCGTAGCCGCGGAGAAGGTCGCCATTCAGAAAAAGCAGGACGTCGTCAATGAGAATAGAGCGGACGAGTACTACTCCGACGGTAATCAGGAACGCGTAAACGATCAAATCAAAGAACTCAATCAAAAGATTCCGATGTTCACGTGGTGTGAGACCACCATGGACGACCTTCGAGCGTTCCGGTACGAATCGGATAAAAACAACGCCCTCGCGGAATCCGTAATCTCGACCGCGGGTATCGACGCGACCTATGCACGCGAAGACATTTGCAAGCAAGCCGCTGAAAAGAAAAGCATGTATAACGCCGTTAAAAATGACCCCGCGTTTACGTCATCAATG